AATCCAAGAGAATTAGAAAGAGAAGAAGCTTATAACAATATAAATAGATATTATAAAATTCCTGAATCTATGCATGAATATAATAGGGATCGTTTTAACAAATCAATAGATAGTGAAGAAACAACATTATTTGCTTTAGATAGAGATTTGATGTGATTCGGAATATGCAAAAAATACGTAGTAACTAAGGAGGGAGAAATTTGATAACAGCAAAGAGTTATTTTAGTGGAGCTGGGGGAATGGATTTAGGATTAACTCAGTCGGGAATAAATATCTTAGAATCATATGAAATAGATAAAACTTGTTGTGAAACACTTAGAAATAATTTTAAACATGATGTAAAAGAAGTTGATATTTCAAAGATTACTGTTTTAGATCAACAGGATGCTGATGTTTATGTAGGAACATTTCCATGTACCAGGTACTCAACTATAGCTGACATTCATGGAACTAGAACTGGTGATGATTTATTCTTACATTTCTTCAGGCATATAGCGTTAACTAGACCTGAAATGTATATTGTCGAGAATGTACCAGGAATGAAAAAATTTAGAGTCGTTATGGAAGCACTTACAAGACTTCCTGAATATTATGTAAGAGTTGAATGCCCTATAAACGCTAATATGTGGCTACCACAGAAAAGACAAAGGTTGATTCTAATAGGTAGCAAAAAACCTTTTGATAATTTAGAATATCCTAATTCAATACCAATAAGATTAAAAGATATTGTTGAAAAAAATCCAGAAATAAATATTCCTGATTATGTATATAAAAGAATAAATGGAGCTTATAGAGATAAACCAATAATAAGTGATCCAATGAATAATGATTTAGCACCAACTTGTGTTGCTCATTATTCTAAAGACTTAAGTACTAGGTTAATCAAAGATGGAAATATTATAAGACCATATACTCCTAAAGAGTATGCAAGATTACAAGGTTTCCCTGATGATTTTAAGTTTAGTGGTAATGATAGAGCAATATATAAGCAAGTGGGTAATGCTGTAGCAGTACCTATGGGAAGATGGGTAGGAGAGCAGATACAAAGATATTTTTCTGCATAGTTCCTACACAATACTTTAATTATGTGATAGTTATGAAAAATAGGAGGAATAAATAATGGAACTTATAATATCAATCATACTTTTGATATTCATAAATTATTATATGTTAAAAGTATGGTCTACAGATAAAATATTATTACAGATAAAATATTTATTATGGATAATTGTTTTAATATTGTGTTATAAAAGATAGGAGACATAATTCTAAAAAGTTGGAGAAAGGAAACTTTAAGGGGTGAAGTATTATGTTATGGTCTGTTAATTATGCTATTAATGCATCTTTGAAAAATGCATTAGTTGTATGTAACAAAAAAGCAGAGAAGAATAAGAGATATTTAAAATATCTTAAAAGAGTTAAAAATAGAAAGAATCTAATAAGAAAATAATATACATGGGAATGTGAGTTAATCTACATATTTTAATAAACTTACATTCTCAAATGAAAGTCAAATGAAAATAAAAAGTATAGAAATACCGTTCGCAAGGGTAAAAATGAGGTGCAATTATGGAATATGTAAATGATATTAATATAAATAATGCTGTAATTCATGTATTAGACACTAATGCAGATAAGCCAGTATTGAATGAATTTAGCTTAGATTTAGATGAAGATAAGTATAGATTTATATATAAGCATGTTGAAAAAGTTCTTAATGATGATGATTTGAAATATGGAGTATTTAACCCTGAAAGAAATATTGTAAAAGAAGTAGTTCAGGATTACTTAAATGGAGTTGATGATGATTTAATAAATTTATCAAAAGAACTTGCAAGCCAGTTATTTTTAATCATGAAAAGTAATGTAAACATACCGATAGGAGATTTAATTGTTGTAGCATTGAGTACAGATCAAGGACCAATGATAGGAATTTTAAAAATGGATTATGTCAAAAACTTTGTACATGATGTACAATTTGTTGATAACAAGATAGGAATAGATATAGTTCAACAATCAACAGGACTACCAAGTGGGAAAATTATAAAAGCAGCATTTATTAAACCAATAAGAGAAGATGAAAAATATAACTTAATGATTTTAGATAGACATAGGCCTAAAAATGATGATGAGTATGGAAGCAATTATTTTACTCAAAATTTTTTAGGAGCATCTATTGTAACAAATGAAAGAGATAGCACAAAGTGTTTTATGAGTTATAGTGAAGCTTTTATAAGACGAAGTGTAGAGGATGCAGGAATAGCAGAAGAAGCAAGAAGATCTATAAAAGATATGTTGTTAGAAAATGATGAAATTAATATAGATGATGTGTCGAAGGAAATATTTAATAATGATTCTGAATTGTCAGAAAGCTATGCAACAGATTTGAAAATGAAGTTAGGAACTGAAGATGTACAAGTTGATGAAAGATTTGTAAGTAAAAAATTAAAGAGAGTAAGATTAAATATAGATAAAGAGATAGATTTATATTTAAATAATGATGCTTACAGGGATGCGAGTAAATTTGAAGTAGTAAGAAATGGTGATGGAACAATAAATTTAGTTGTGAAAAATGTTAGAAATTATATAGAGAAATAGCATGGGGGATGCGTATGAGTAATGTTGAAATATTAAATGAATTGGAGATAAGTATTGCCAATAAAGAAAATGATATTAAATATGCTGCTAAACTGAATAGAAATTCTGACAGAGTAAGATATCTTAGAGTTATAAAAGGATATAAGCAGAGTGAGGTAGCTGAAATGATAGGAATAAGCTCAAGACAAGTCCAAAGAATAGAAAAAAAATTAAAAAATATGTAAAATGTCGTGCGAAATGTCGTGTTTATGTCGTTCCATAAACACGATATTTTTTTTATAATAATAATTGAATAAGTAATAAGACATTATTTTAAAGCAAATGTCTTATTTATTATAAAATGTCACGTTTTTGGTATGGAATAACTATATTCTTTTTTAGGAGGTGTGCTTATTGATTGATAAAGAAAAGGTAAAAGAATTATATCAAAAAGGATATAAAGCAAATGAAATAGCTGAAATGCTAGAAGAAAAGCAAGAAAACGTAAGACAATGTATACACAGGAATTTTAAACATCATAAAATAACACATCAGATAAATAGAATCAGAGATGAAGAAATTTTAAGAGTAACAATGGCTGAATCAAAAAATTATATGAGTGATAAAGACTTTGTGAAGAGGAATAGATCTATTTATGTTACTAAAGATAATGGAGATATAATTTTAAATAAAAAGGTTGCTGGAGTGGTGACTTTTGATACTCCAAGGCGATTGATAAATGAAAATAAATGTATAATTTAAAGAAGATGTTATGTCTATGTAACATGTTAGCTAGGCAGGGATTACAACAGCTAAGTTAAAGTAGTTACAAAGCATATTAAATCTTAGTACCAGCAGAACATTAATAATAAAATGGATGGAGGTGAAACTTTCATGGCACAACATTTTGTATATTAATATCTGCTGGTTATTTTATTATAAGAAGGTGAGTAGATGGAAAGTATTTATAAAATTTTAATATGTAAAAAATGTAATAAAAGCACAATTGTATTAAAAGAAGAAGCTGATTGTACAGAAAAGAATAATAGATATTTAGCATGTGCTCATTGTGGATGCAAGCATTTTAGAAAAGAAAATGAATCTAATGATTTAAGAGAATGCATGAAAGAGAGAAGATATAAAAGGGTGAAGGGATATATGAGGCAGGTGGATTAAATGAGTGAAAGAAACTGGGAGAAAGGAACTGCTGCACCTATTCCAAAAAATAAATATTTAAGATTTAAAGAAGCATTATCAGAATATAGTGTTAAATACTCAAGCAGAAATGTAACTTTATTTGTTTTAGCAAGAGCAACTGGATACAGAATGGGAGATTTAACAGGATTGACAGTTGGAGAGTTGAAAGATGCCTTAGAAGAAGGATATCTTATAATTCAAGAATCCAAACAATTTAAGTTGTGGCAAAGCAAACTAAAAGATAATCCAAATAAAAAGAAACCTGATAAAAGAAAAGCTAGGATAGGTGGAAATTTAGAAGAATACTTAAGATCATATGTTAAAGGTAAAAAGCGGTCAGAGTATGCATTTCCTAGTAATAAAAATAAAGGTAATGAACCTATTGAAGCAAAGTCTTATTCAAAAATATTAAAAGATGTTGGAGAATCAATTGGATTAAAGCATATAAGTGGACATAGTCCTAGAAAAACATATGCAACAACAATATATGAAAAATCAGGTGGAGATTTAGAAAAAGTTAGAGTAGCATTAAATCATCAATCTATAGAAGAGACTAAGAAATATTTAGGAATAAAAGAAAAAATGATAGATGATGCAGCTAAAAGTGCTGATGAAGATTTATAGATAAATGCGTAAAAAATAAAGTGGTGCATATTTATTATAAGGTTAAAAAATATCTACTAATATATACACTTAAAAAAGCATATCAGTAATCCACCATGTTATTACGCATTATAAAAAAATAGTAAAAAGTGGTTTAATCATAGTAAAATCAATGCTTAACAAAGATTCTTAAAATCTTAATGAAAAATCAAAATGAAAATGCAGCCGAGTATCGACCCTAGAGCAAACTCAAATACATATATGAAAGCTAGATTTACTGGTATTTTCAGAGATTTCATTACTTTTGCAACGTTACTTTAAAATCTTGCAAAAATACACCGTAATCAAAACTCTGCACTATTGACTATGAAATTAAATTATAGTATTATTAATACATAGATAATAGTCAAAAGTCATAGTCAAAAGGAGTTTAAGAAAAATGGGTAAAATATATGGATATTGCAGAGTATCATCAAAAAAGCAGATTGTAGAAGGTAACGGTCTTGATGTTCAGGAAAAAGAAATATTAGAAAAATATGAGAATGCAATTATAAGAAAAGAACAGTTTACAGGCACAACTACAGAACGTCCTATATTTCAAAATGTTATACATGAGTTAGAAACTGGAGATACATTAGTTGTTACTAAGCTTGATAGATTAGCAAGAAATACTGTTGAGGGAATAGAAATAGTACAGCAACTGTTTGAGAAAGGCGTAGCAGTTCATGTGTTAAATGTTGGTTTATTAGAGAACACTAGCATGGGTAAATTCTTCTTAACCACATTACTTGCAGTTGCTGAAATGGAAAGAAACACTATTTTAGAAAGAACACAAGCTGGAAAAGAGATTGCAAGAACAAAAGAAGGCTATAGAGAAGGAAGACCACAAAAATATACACCGGAACAACTAGAGTATGCAATGGAGCTATTAAAAACAAATAGTTATACTCAGGTTGAAAAAATGACTCAGATAAGTAAATCAACACTTACTAGAGAAGCTAGAAAAAGAAAAGCAGAGAAATCTTTATAGAAAGTAAAAGATATGCAGTTAATATTGCATGTCTTTTATTTTACAGAAAATTAATAGAACTGAGGTGATCGTATGGCAAGACAATCAAATCCTAATAGAGAAGCAGCATTTGAAATATACAAGTTAAATACTTCATTAACTCCAAAGCAGATAGCAGAGCAGTTATCGGAGAAAGTTGAAAATATAAGATCCTGGAAGTGCAAAGATAAATGGGATGAGATGTTAGGATTAAAAAGAAATAAGCGTGGAGCACCTAAAGGTAATAAAAACTCTGTTGGAAATAAAGGCGGAGGAGCACCTAAAGGCAATCTGAATCCATTAAAGCATGGATTGTACTGTGATGAAACAAAAAGATTACCAAATGATTTTATAAAAAAGTGGCTTCCAACAGGGTTAAAAAATGCATATGAACAGAGTGCTAATCTAGGAATTAGTAAATTAGATAAGTTTGGCCATGCAATAGATATATTATGGGCAAAGATACTTGTAAGCCAAAAAATTACAGAAGTTAAAAATAAAAAAGATACTACAAAAGAATTAAAAAAGCAAAGTTGGGGAAAGAATCCATCAGAAGAATATGAAATACAATTTGCATGGGATAAAGCAAACAGTGTTTTAGATGTAAATTCTAAGGCTATGGAACGATTAACTAATATGATTGATAAATATGAAAGATTGCTTCATTCAAATTGGGATTTAGCTACAGAAGAGCAAAAGTTAAAGGTAGAAAAATTAAGACAAGAAATATCTAAACTTGCAGATGATGAAAATGAAAGTATTCCAGTTGTAATATCTGGTGGTGATGCACTTGAAGACTAAGGAGATTATTAATTTATATCTTCCTGATATTGTTGGAAAGGGATACGGAACATATTGGAACTATAAAGGTCTTTACAGAGTATGTAAAGGCTCAAGAGCATCAAAGAAATCAAAGACAACGGCATTAAACTATATTACTAGAATAATGGAATATCCTGAAGCTAATTTATTAGTTGTTAGAAAAACATATAGAACTATGAAAGATTCATGTTTTGCAGAACTTAAATGGGCAATACATAGATTACAAGTAGATAAATACTGGGATATAAAAGAAAGTCCACTAGAAATGACTTATAAGCCTACAGGACAGAAGATATATTTCAGGGGACTAGATGATCCATTAAAAGTTACATCAATAACTGTTGATATTGGATATTTATGTTGGCTATGGATTGAGGAAGCATATGAGATAAGTTCAGAAGATGATTTCAATACATTAGATGAATCTATCAGAGGTAAGGTGCCAGATGGTTTGTTTAAGCAGGCAACACTTACATTCAATCCATGGAATGAACATCACTGGATAAAGAAAAAGTTCTTTGATGCTGAAAGTGATCCTGATATCATGGCAATTACAACTAACTATCTTTGTAATGAATGGCTAGATGATGCCGATATGAAAAAGTTTAATATTATGAAAGAGAGAAATCCACGAAGATATAGAGTTGCAGGTCTTGGTGAGTGGGGAATAGTTGATGGATTAGTATTTGAGAACTGGGAAGAGAAATTCTTTGATATAAATGATATACGTGGTCAAAAGGGTATAAAGAGTGCCTTTGGTCTTGACTTTGGATATACCAATGACCCTAGTGCAATGCCTTGTAGTTTAGTTGATGAAATTAATAAAATAATATATGTATTTGATGAGATGTATGGTGAAGGTATGTCAAATGAGAAGATAGCAAGAACTATTACATCTATGGGATATTCTAAAGAAAAGATTATTGCAGAATCAGCAGAGCCTAAAAGTATAGATAGATTAAGAACTTTAGGATTAAAAAGAGTAAGACCTGCAAGAAAAGGAAAAGATAGTGTCTCATCAGGAATTGATTTTATTAGTGACTTTAAAATAATAATTCATCCAAGATGTGTAAATTTCATAACTGAGATAAGTAATTATACATGGGCCAAAGATAAAAAGACTGGTAAGAAACTTAATGTTCCAATAGATGATTTTAATCATTTAATGGATGCATTTAGATATAGTTTAGAGCCATTTATAAAACCACAAGGAATGTCGATAATGCGTTAAAAATAATCAATTGTTTTGACTATGATTTTTGATTATGTTTAAAGCATTGATTTTTCTAGATAAAAATATAATGGTCAAAACCTATGAGTTTTGAATAAGATGGAAAGGAGTAAGATCTATGGATATTGAAGTAATTAAGAAATTAATAAAAAAGCATACATCAAAGCATTCTGATATAGTTGTAAAATCTATTGTTGCTGAAAGATATTATAGAAATAAGAATGATATATTAACATATAAAAAAGATACTGATGAATCTGAGAATCCATTAAGAAATGCAGATAATAGGATAAGTTCAAATTTTCACGGATTATTAGTAAATCAAAAATCAGCATATATGTTTACTGCTCCACCTTTATTTGATATAGGAAGTCCTGAATCAAATAAGAAAATAACAGATGTACTTGGTGATAGATATGCAAAGACTTGCTTAGAATTATGTGTAAATGCATCTAATACAGGAATAGCATGGATACATTATTGGATAAATGATGAAGGTAACTTTGATTATGGAGTAATAGATAGTAAGCAGATAATTCCAATATGGTCCAGTAACTTAAATAAAAAGTTGCTAGGAGTATTAAGAGTCTATACAGATACTGATGATGAAGGAAATACTTATGATGTTTATGAATATTGGAGTGAGACAGAATGCCAAGCTTTTAGGAAAAAGTCTAATGATACAATAGATTCTGGATTAGAGAGTTATTATATGTTTAATAGTTTTATAGTTGATACAAATTCAAGTCAAGTAAGTAATGAATATAAACATGATTTTGGAAGGGTGCCTTTTATACCATTTTCAAATAATAATATAATGACAAGTGATTTAGACAATGTTAAGCCACTAATAGATGTTTATGATAAAGTCTTTAGTGGTTTTGTTAATGATCTAGAAGATATTCAAGAAATAATATTCATATTAACTAATTATGATGGAGAAAATCTTGGAGAATTTTTATCTCAGCTTAAAAAGTATAAAACAATTAAAGTTGAGAATAATGGTGATTCAGATAAGAGTGGACTTGATACTTTAAGTATAGATATTCCAGTAGAAGCAAGAAAAGAACTTCTTACAATAACAAGAAAAGCTATATTTGAACAGGGGCAAGGAGTTGATCCTCAACAAGATAATTTTGGAAATGCTTCAGGAGTTGCACTTAAATTTATGTATTCATTATTAGAATTAAAATCTGGAATAACAGAAACTGAATTTAAACTTGGATTTGGAGAATTTATTAGAGCAATATGCAATTTTTTAAACTTAGACTGTAATTCAATTATACAAACATGGACAAGAACAGCGGTAACTAATGACAGTGAATTAGCTAACATATGCACTAGTAGTGTAGGCTTGCTAAGCAATATGACATTATATAAGAATCATCCTTTTGTAGAAGATGCAGATAATGAAGCTACACAAAAGAAAAAGGAAGATGAAGAAAATGAAAAAGATGATAATTATGAAACTACATTTGCTACTAATAATAAAGATGGTGATATAGTAGATGAATAGTAGAGATTATTGGATAAAAAGAGCAGAGCAAGTTACAGAGTCTGAATTAAAAAAGTCAGATGAGTATCTTAAAACTTTAGAAAAACAGTATGTTATTGCAACAAGTGAAATTCAAAAAGAAATAGATAGCTGGTATAGAAGATATTCTAAAAATAATGGAATATCTTTTTTAGATGCAAAAAAGAATTTAAGTAGTATGGAATTACAAGAACTTAAATGGAATGTTGAAGAGTATATAAAATATGGAGAAATGAATGCATTAAATCAAATGTGGATGAAAGAATTAGAAAATGCATCAGCTAGGGTTCATATAACTAGATTATATTCGTTACAGTTACAGCTTAAAAATCATATAGAAAAGCTTTATGAGAAAAATTTGAGTGGAAGTTACTATCTTTTAAGAGGAATATATGAAAATAGTTATTATAAATCTTTATTTGAATTACAAAAGGGATTTAATACTGGATTTAAATTTATGAAATTTAATGAAAAAGAACTTGATGTTATTTTAAATAAGCCATGGGCCAATGATGGAGTTAACTTTAGTAATAGGATTTGGAATGATAAAAGTAAATTAATAAATGAACTGCAGACAAATCTAACTCAGTGCATTATAAGAGGAGAAAACCCTAATAATGTAGTAAATATAATGGCTAATAGATTAAATGCAAGTAAAAAGAATGTAAGAAGAATAGTTATGACTGAAAGTGCATATTTTTCAAATTCAGCTCAAAATCAATGTTATAAAGATTTAAGCGTAAATGAATATGAAGTATGCTCAACACTTGATAGTAAGACATCAAATATATGTCAGGACATGGACGGAAAAGTATTTAAAATGAGTGATTATGAAGTAGGAGTTACTGCTCCACCATTTCACTGTTATTGTAGAACATGTACAGTGCCATATTTTAATGATGAATTTACTATAGGAGAAAAGAGAGCAGCAAGATCTGTTGATGGAAAAACTTATTATGTATCTAGTAATATAAAATATTCTGAATGGGAAAAACAGTATGCTGTTTAAAATTGGAGGAGAAAGTATGAAAGAATTAGTAGAAAAATGGCAAAAAATTCTTAGAATAGAGGATTGGGATATACAAGTTATTGAAGCTAGAGATTTTGAACATGATGGAGAATCATATATTATTTATAATTTCAATCGTGCAAGAATAACAGTCAAGAAAGAATTATCTAAAGAAGAAAAAGAAAAAACTATAGTACATGAGCTATTGCATATAATACATCGTGATGAATGTGATATCGCACAAGATAACCTTGAAGGTTATACAGAAACAACTTACACAAGATTTCATGAAAGAAATATTGAAAAAATAGCACAGATATTATATGCATTAAATAATGATTAAAAGTTAAATGAGTCTTAGAAATAAGGCTCTTTATTTCTGCCCTTTTTAAAAATTTGCAGGGCATAAAGAACAAATGTAATTCTACAGTACCTGGAGAGCAGGTAAAATCTATTAGAAGTAAAGGAGAAATTAAAATGGAATGGTTAAGAAAATTAATTGAAGGTGCTAAGAAAAATGATGATGGAAGTATAGATATTGATGATTTAATGAAACAAATCAATACTGAATTTCCTAAGAATGCTATACCAAAAACTACGTTTAATGATATTAGTGAACAACTTAAGACTGCGAATAGTACAATCAAGGATTTAAAGAAAAATAATGCTGATAATGAAGAGCTACAAAATAAAGTAACTGATTATGAAGCAACTATAAAAAAATTAGAAGCTAATGCAGCTAATACCAAGAAAGAATATGACTTAAAGGATAAGCTTAAAGATTTAGGTGTAACAGATGCGGATTATCTTATTTATAGACATGGTGGAGTTGATAAATTTAACTATGATAAAGAAGGTAATGTTATTGGGTTAGAGGAGACTGTTAAACCTTATAAAGCATCTATTCCACATATATTTAAAACTGATAAGGTAGATACAAAATATTATCCAGCTGGTGGAGGTACTCCAATAAGTAAAAATCCTTGGGCAAAAGAAAGCTTTAATTTAACAGAACAAGGGAATTTAATTAAAAGTAATCCTGCGCAGGCTAAAGAGTTAGCTTCAGCAGCAGGATTAACATTAAATATTTAAGAAAGAAAAGGTGATGTAAAATGGCAAAAACAAAAATTAGTGATGTAATTGTACCTGCGGTATTTAATCCTTATGTAGTACAGAGAACAATGGAGTTATCAGCATTATATAACAGTGGTATTATTGCTAATAATCCTGAATTAGATAGGTTGGCAACATCAGGAGGGACAACAATTAATATGCCTTATTGGGAAGACTTAAATGGAGATGATGAAGTCTTATCTGATGATGGAGCATTAACACCAGCTAAGATTACAGCTGCTCAAGATGTAGCGGTACTATTAATGAGAGGTAAAGCATGGAGCGCTAATGATTTAGCAAAAGCATTATCTGGTAGTGATCCTATGGCTGCTATTGGAAATTTAGTTGCTGAATATTGGGCAAGAAGAATGCAGCATACTTTAATTAAAACTTTAGATGGTGCATTCAGTGCTACTAATATGTCTAATAAGATATTAGATATTACATCTAAAACTGGAGCAGATAAAATTAATGGTGAAACTTTCTTAGATGCACTCCAATTGATGGGAGATGCTAAGGATAAATTAACTGGTGTTGTTATGCATTCAGCTACAGAAACTCAGTTAAGAAAGAACAACTTGATTCAAACAGAACTAGATTCAAATAACCAACCTATATCATTATTTATGAATAAGAGAGTTATTGTTGATGATGGTTGTCCAGTAGATACTGGTAAGTATACTACTTACTTATTTGGCCAAGGAGCAGTAGGTCTTGGTAATGGTGGTGCACCAGTTCCAACAGAAACAGATAGGGATAGTTTAGCTGGTGACGATATTCTTATCAATAGAAAACACTTTGTATTGCATCCAAGAGGAGTTAAATGGATTGGCTCAGCAGCAGGATCATCGCCAACAAATACAGAACTTGCTACAGGTACTAACTGGTCAAAAGTATATGAAGATAAAGCTATACGTATGGTGAAATTTGTTCATAAGCTATAAGAGAGGATGATTATATGAGTGCTACAGCATTTCAAAGAATGAGAAGAGAAGCAGCTGCTAATAAGATTGCTGAAGAAGTTAAAGAAAAAGAAATTCAGGAAGATATAAATAATACGGACTTTATTTTTGAAGACGATGATAATCTTAATGAAGATGAATGCTCTGAAAAGCCACTTACAGAAATGACATTAGAAGAACTTATAGAATATGCTGAAAAAAATGCTATTGATATAGGTAAGGCTACAAGTAAAACTGGTATATTAGAAAAAATCATAAAGGCACAAACTGAATAGGATGTGATTTTGTGGAATTAAAAAAATTAAAAGTTCTTTTAGGCATAAAATTAGATGATCAATCAAAAGATGTACTATTAGAATTTGTTATTGATAATATTAAAGAAATAATATTAAATCATTGCAATCTTGATGTATTACCAGACGGATTAATTAATACCGGTTATAGAATGTGCATGGATTTATATAGAAATGAGAACCTAGGGAGCGAAGAAAGTTCCTTAGGTTCTATTTCTTCCATAAGTGAAGGTGATACTAGTACAAGTTTTAGAAGTAGTATGTCTGAATTTAAAGAGAGCATATTGAAGGACTATAAAAAGCAACTTAATAAGTATAGGAAAGTAGCGTGGTAATATGAACAATGCTATTTTACAAGCAAGAAAAGCACATAGAGAAGCATTAGAAAGCACATATGAACACTTTTGTACAATAAAGGAATATAAATCTGTTAAAGATGAGATTACTAAAGTTACAAGTAAAAAAGATGTAATTGTAGTGGAAAATCAGCCTTGTAAACTTTCTTATAAGAATATTACATCTGCGGATAAGAATGAAGCTAATTCAACTATAAGTCAATCAATTAAATTATTTATTGCACCTGAAATTAAAATTCTAGAGGGATCTAAAATTGTTGTTAATCATAATGATAGGACTACAGAATTTAAAAATAGTGGAAAGCCTGCAGTATATTATTCACATCAAGAAATAATTTTAGAATTAACAGGTAATGCTTAGTGGCTAGTTGGGGAAAAGTTGATTTTAGTCAATTTACAGATTTTCAAAGAAAGTTACAAAGATTAGAAAAAGCAAGTTTAAACGAATTTTGTGAGCAGTGTGCTAAAGAGTTAGCAGCAAGGCTTATGAGAAAAGTTATCAAAAGAACTCCTGTAGGAGAATATGATGATGGCAGAATAGGTGGGACTTTAAAACGTGGTTGGTCTGCAAGTAATGATAGAGAAGCAGAATTGAGTGCAGTATTTGGTGGTGGTACTAGTGCAAGTAAGTATGTTAATGATTTACCAGTAACAAGGAGTGGTAATACTTATCAAATAGAAATTGTTAATCCTGTAGAGTATGCTTCTTATGTTGAGTTTGGCCATAGGACTAGAAATCATAAAGGATGGGTTCGTGGAAGATTTATGCTTACAATATCAGAAAAAGAAATACAAAGTATTACACCAGCATTATTAGAAAAGAGATTAAATGAATATCTAAAGGGGGTATTTGATGATTAATAAAATAATTAAAGGAATATCTCAAAAGTTAGATTCTGAATTTAATTCAAAAGATGATAAATATACAATATATACTGAAAGTATTGAACAGGGTTTTGATGAACCTTGCTTTTCTATTATAAGCTTAAAGCCAATAAGTACTAATCTTGTTGGTAATAGATATAAAAGAGAATATAGTTTTGATATTCAATACTTTCCTGAAAATGAACAAAGTAATAATGAAATTAATGAAGTCATTGAAAGACTATTTACATCATTAGAGTACATAAGAGTTGATGGAAACTTAGTAAAGGGTACAAAGATTAATGGTGAGATAGTTGATAATGTGCTTCATTTTTTTATTAACTTTAACATGATAATTAAGAAAGAAACTGAAATCATTGATAGAATGGAAAGCTTAATTGTAAATCAAAAGACAGGAGGAAATTAATATGGCAAAAACTACAGCAAAAGTTGAAGAAACAGAATTAAAAGCTGTTGTACCTGGTAAATATTCAAAACAACAGATTTTAAAAAGTAAAAAATATACTGGAAAGCAAGATATTATTAATGCTCTGCTTAAAGATGAAACAGAATATTCAGTCGCAGAAGTTGATAAATTAATTACTGGTTTTATGGAAGGAACGGTGAAATAACATGGCATTAGGCGGGGGTACATGGATTACTCAAAATAAAGTACTTAATGGTACTTATGTAAATTTCATTAGTGCTGCAAGAGCAGATGCGACACTATCTGATAGAGGATATGCCGCATTACCTATGGAACTTGACTGGGGAGTTGATGAAGAAGTATTCACAGTTACACAAGAAGAATTTCAAAAAGATTCATTAAAAATATTTGGATATGAATATACATCAGACAAGTTAAAAGGATTAAGAGATTTATTCTTAAATGCGACTGTTTTATATGCATATAAGATTAATAAAGGTGTTAAAGCTAGTTGTACATATGCTACAGCTAAATATAGTGGAATTATGGGTAATAAAATTACATTAGTAATAACAAAAGATATAGATGATGAATCTTTATTTAATGTTACTACCTATTTCTGCAATAAAGAAATAGAAACACAAATTGTTTCAAGAGCAATTGATTTAGTTTCAAATGATTATGTTGATTTTAAAACCGATACAACATTAGAAGCAACATCTGGAATGAATCTTACAGGAGGAACTAATGGAGAATCTGTAACAGGTAGTAATTATCAAACTTTCTTAGATAAAATAGAAGCATACAATTATAATACATTAGGATGCTTAAGTACAGATGAAGCAGTTAAGAGTTTATTTGCAAGTTTTACAAAAAGGCTTAGGGATCAAGTAGGTGCTAAATTTCAAACTGTTTTATATAAGTATGAAAAAGCTGACTATGAGGGTGTAATTAGTGTTGATAATAAAGTTAAGGATAAAGGAGAACTTGAAAGTTCATTAGTATATTGGACTCTTGGAGCTGAATGTGGATGTGCAGTAAATAAGAGTGTTGAAAATAGAAAATATATTGGTGAATTTACTGTTGAAGCAACTGGTAAGCAAGAAGATTTAAAAGCAGCAATTAAAGCTGGTAAATTTGTTTTTCATAAAGTTGGTGACGATATAAGAGTATTAAATGATATTAATACTCTTATTACTTATACAACTGAAAAAGGCTCAGATTTTTCAATGAATCAAGTTATGAGAGTACTGGATCAAGTAGCAAATGATACAGCCGTTTTATTTAATACTAAATATCTAGGAGAATTTCCTAATGATGCATCAGGAAGAGTATCCTTATGGAATGATATTGTAGACTTAGATAAAAAACTTCAAAAAATAAGAGCAATAGAAGATTTTACATCTGATGATGTTATTGTTGAAAAAGGTGAGACTAAGAAAGCCGTATTACTCAAACAAACAATAAATCCCACTGTAGCAATGGGACAATTATATATGGCCTGCTATGTGGCATAAAAGGAGGAATAATATATGTCTAATCAAACAATGTCTTCAAGAGATACCGTAAGTGGTTCGTTAGCTGAATGTTTTGCTACTATAGAAGGTAGAAGATATAACTTCATGCAAATGATTAATTTTAAATCTCAAATAGATAAAACAAAAACTAAAGTCCCTATATTAGGTAAGACTGGTAAAGGTAATAAATCAACTGGTTGGGAAGGTACTTTTGAAGCTACAGCTCATTATAATCAATCTCTGATGAGAGAGTTACTGTTAAGATATAAAGAAACTGGTGAGGATGTATATTTCGATATCCAAGTAACAAATGAAGATCCTACAAGTTCAATTGGTAGACAAACAGTTATTCATAAGGATTGTAATCTTGATGGTGGAGTATTAGCACGATTTGATGCTGATGCTGAATATCTTGATGAAGATATAAGTGGTACTTTTGAAGATTTTGAAATTCCAGAAAAATTTAGTTTATTAGAAGGAATGTAAAGAGCACTTAAGTGCTCTTTTAATATTTTAAAATATTGGAGTGATCTATATGAAAATTAACGATATAGTTGATGTTAATAAAACGCTAGATATTACTAATTTTGAAGGAAAATCACTTAAAGATAAAATTGAAGATGGATATAAAAAAATTGGACAATATCTTATTAATAATTCAAAACAATTAGCATCAGATGTATCAGCTAATATTAGCGAAATAGAACTAAATATTAAGATACCTAGTGATTATGTAGTTACGTTAGAAAAGAAAACAAATTTTTATGTTATGGAGGAATGTTAAATGTCAAACTTAAGTTATTTTTTAGCTGAAAATGTAGAGAAGGAAGAAGTGGTAAAATATACTGCGTCAAAAAGATTTGTTAATGAGAAGAAAGAACCAATTGAATGGGAAATTGGATGTATAACATCTGATGAAGATGAAAAATTAAGAAAAAGTTGTACAAGAAAAGTTCAAGTTCCAGGAAAGAAAAATATGTTTACTCCTGAAACTGATTTTGATAAATATTTAGGATTATTAGCAGTTCAATGTGTTAAATATCCTGATTTAAATAATGCTGAACTTCAAAATTCATATAAGGTTATGGGAGCAGATAATTTATTAAAAACAATGCTTAAACCTGGTGAATATCAAGACTTATGTAAAAAAGTTCAAGAAGTAAACGGATTTGACACTGGCATGGAAGAATTGGTGGATGAAGCAAAAAACTAATAAATGAAGGTGATAGTGATAGTAATTATGCATTCTATTGCCTTCATAAACTTAAAATACTCCCAACACAATTTGTTAACATGAGCAGACAGGAAAAAGCTTTTGTCATAGCAGCCATTGATATAAAAGTTGCAAATGATAAAGAAAGAGCTAAGGAAGCAGAAAGAAAAGCTAAAAAAGGAAAAAGATAGCCTTAATTATTAATATATAATATAATATCTATATATTGCATATTGAGGGGTACAATTATGATTAGAGTTATTAAAAATTTAGTTTCTATAGTTGGTATATGTTTTTCAGCTGTTTTTATACTGGTTAGTCTTGTTGCCGGTATATCTCAAAAAAATATTCCTGCAATGATAGTTGGTTTTTTGGTTGCAAGTATATTTTTAGGATTAAGTTTACTTTTGATTAGAAAAGGTGCTAAGGAGAAGTTAAACATTAAGAAAAATAATAAAATTAAATTAGATAAAAAAAGACAGCAAGAATATAAGCTTAGTTTACAATCTGGAACACTTCAAAGAATTAAATTGCTAAACGCAACCTTATGTATAAATGCAAATCATATTTCAGGCTTACCATTTGCTGAAGATTCATCTATGTATTTATATTTATGTGATGATAAAGTTATTTTTGAAAGAAATGAATTTGTATATAATCTTTATATTAGTAAAATTAAAGATATTATAATAAAAACTGACTTGGAAATACAAAAAACTTATATAAGTAGTATTGGCGGTGCAATTGCTGGTGGATATGTATTTGGACCTTTGGGAGCAATTATATGTGGCAGAGTCAAAGAGAAGAAAAATAAAATAATTAATAAGTATCTTATTTTTACCTATGAAAAAGAAGATACTGTTGATTTTATTTCATTTGATGTTACTAATATAAGTAAAGCTCAAGAATTTGTCACTTTTTTTTCTAATAATAATAATATTGAAAATAAAAAAGAAATATATTTATAAATATTAAGTGCTTACATTTGTAGGCGCTTTTTTATTTATAAAGAAAGGAGGCATGCATATTGGCTACTATAAGGGGAATTATTCAAATACAAGATCAAATGACACCTGCCTTTCGTGCTATGAATAATGCAATGAATATTTGTATATCAAGCTTTGAACATTTACAAAATGTTTCTGGAAATGCTGTAGATATATCTAGCATGCAATCAGCACAAAGAGAATTAAACAATGCTGAAATAGCAATTAATCAAATTGAGCAGAATATTAATCAGGCTAAAGAAAGTCAGAATGAATTTAATAATAGTGTAAGAAATGGCCATTCACCAATTGATGGTCTTGTAAATAAAGCAAAATTATTAATAGGAACATATTTGGGCATATCAGCATTAAAGGGTGCTTTAAATCAATCAGATGAATTAGCTCAAACAACTGCAAGATTAAATATTATTAATGATGGTCTTCAAACTACTGCTGAACTTCAAAAGTTAATATTCCAATCTGCTCAAAATTCTAGGGGATCATATAAAGATGTTGCTGCAAATGTAGCAAGATTAGGCTCGGTTGCTAAAGATGCATTTGGAAGTACTGGAGAGGTTGTTGCTTTTAGTGAATTACTAAATAAGCAATTTAAAATAGCTGGTTCAACACAGCAAGAAATGGCAGCAGTTAGTTTGCAATTATCACAAGCATTAGGTTCTGGAGTTCTAAGAGGAGATGAACTTAACTCGGTATTTGAACAGGCTCCAACAATAATACAGTCAATTGCTGATTATTTAGATGTTCCTATAGGAAAAATAAGATCAATGGCAAGTGAAGGACAAATTACAGCTGATATTGTTAAAAAAGCTATGTTTGCATCCGCAGATTCAATAAATGAAAAATTTGAACAGATGCCAAAAACATTTGGTGACATAGCTACAGATATAAAAAATAGAAGCTTAATGGCTTTTCAACCTGTATTAGTAAAATTAAATGAACTCGCCAATTCTCAACAAGTATCTCAATTTGCAAATGCAATTATAAATGCATTTGTTATAGTATCTATGGTACTTATGGATGTATTTAATGCTGCAGCTATGGTATATTCATTTTTCGCTAATAACTGGAGTATAATAGGTCCTATTGTTTATGGAATTGTAGGAGCGTTTGTTGCCTATAATGCTGTTTTATTCGCTCATAATATTTATTTAGGAATATCAAACGGCTTAAAGATGATAGCTGTAATAAATGCTATTCTACATGGAGCAGCTGTTACAGCCGAAATGGCAGCGACGATGGGAATGACACAAGCTCAACTTGCATTAAATGCTGCAATTTTAACATGTCCAATTACATGGATAGTATTAGCTATTATTGCTCTTATCGCAATTCTTTATGTAGTTGTTGGTGTGATTAATAAAGTAAAAGGTACAAGTATAAGTGCTACCGGTATTATAGCTGGAGTATTTTCTGCATTAGGAGCTTTTATTTTTAATTTAATTGCAGTGTTATGGAATAGATTTGCTTCATATGCAGAGTTTTTAGCTAATGTATTTAAACATCCTGTATATTCTATAAAGGCTTTATTTGTTAATTGGGCAGATACAACATTAGGATGCTTAGAAGGTATGACAAGCGGATTTGATAACTTTGCTACTAATTTAGCTAATGCAGTTATATCTGGTGTTAATCTTGCTATAAAAGGATTAAATTGGTTTATTGAAATGGCTAATAAGTTACCAGGATTAAATATACCTACAGTTTCTGAAATGGGTTCTGTTGCAAGTATAACAAGTAGTATTCAAAATATGAGGTCTGGTCTTAAAGATTGGTTGGGTGATGCTCCAGATGATTACTGGACAGCTCCCAAAATGGATTATAAGAGTGTTGGAGATGCTTGGTCTTGGGGATATGATAAAGGTGCTGGTGCAGCAGATAGTGTTGGAAGCTTCTTTGATAATATGTTAAATAACGATCCTTTTGATTATTCTGATATGTATAACAATATGATTGACAATTTAGGAAATATTGCTGATAACACAGGAGATACAGCTGGAAATACTGGAAAGATGAAAGATTCTTTAGATATAACAGAAGAGGATTTACAGTACCTTAGAGATTTTGCTGAACTTGAAGCTATTAATCAATATACTACAGCTAGTATTAAGGTATATGTTGAAAATAACAATAGCATAAATAGTGACTTAGATTTAGATGGAATAGTTGATATGCTTACAGATAAAATTGAGGAAGGAATAAATATGACAGCAGAGGGGGTATATGATTAATAATGAGTTATAAAATGTATTTTTCGAGTACTCTGTTGCCAGTTACACCAGAAAAAATACAAATTAAAATTAATAATAAGAATAAAACATACACTCTTTTAAATTCAAGCGAAATTAATATTTTAAAAGATCCTGGATTAACTGATATAACGTTTGATGTTTTGCTTCCAAATGTAGAATATCCTTTTGCAGTTTATCAATCAGGATTTAAAAAAGCAAAATATTATCTTGATATATTTGAAAAGTATAAAACTGAAAAAACAAAGTTTAGATTTATTGTTAATAGAAATCTTTCAAATAAAAATAATTTTAAATATACATCTATGTTAGTATCTTTAGAAGAATATACGATAAATGAAGATGTTAAGTATGGTTTTGACTATATGGTATCTATAAAATTAAAACAGTATATACCACAAGCCACTAAATCTGTTGCATTACCAGCAGAAATGGATTCTGCTGGAGTTGCATTACAGGCAACCACTCAAAGAGCGGATACTACTGGAAATAGTCCATCTAATGGAGAGAATATACCAAATCCATATAAAGTGGTTGATGGTGATTCTCTTTTTAATATTTGCAAAAAGTTTTTAGGGGATGGTAATAGATGTTGGGAAGTAGCAAAATACAATAGTATATCTAATCCTAACATTATTTCTGTGGGGGATTCTATATATTTTCCAAGCTAGGAGGTACAAATGATTGAATTAATAACAAGAAATAAATATACAAATAAAATGTATTATCCTGTGCTAGGAGAAGGAATGCAGTGGACGACAGAAAGAACAGGCTCTTGTGGTAAATTAACATTTAAATGTTTAGCAGAAGGTTTGGATCTTAGGCGAGGTAATCCGGTAAGAACAAAAATAAACGATGTAGGTTTCTTCTATGGTTACTGTTTTACATCAAAACCTGATAATGAAGGATTTATAACAGTTACATGTTATGATCAAATTCGTTATCTTCTTAATAAGGGTCAGCTTATGTATACAAATAAAACTGCAAGTGAAGTTATAAAAATTATTGGTAATACACTTGCAGCAAATATGGGAGATATAGCAGATACATCTTATATAATAGATAAGAGAGATGAAGATAATACAACTTATTTAGATATGATATTGACTGCATTATCATACGAAACTCAATATACTGGCAGGAAATACTGTCTTTATGATGATTTTGGAAAGCTTGTACTTAGAGATATTTATGATTTAAAAGTTAATAGTATTATAAATATTAATACTATTCAAGATATGGATTATACTATAACAATAGATAATAATGTATATGATAAAGTGATACTTGCTTATGATAATAAAGAAACTGGTAAAAGAGAACTTTATGTTGCTGAAGATAGTAAAAATATATGGGATTGGGGAGTACTTCAATATTATGAAAAAATAAATAGTGTTGTTGGCGCAAAAAATAAAGCTGATATTTTACTAAAAACTTATAATAGAGAACGAAGAACTCTTGTCATAAAGAATGTACCTGGAGATATAAGAGTAAGAGGTGGTAGCTTGATTCCAGTATCGCTTAATCTTGGAGATGTTGTTTTAAATAATTATATGATAGTAGATAAAGCTGTTCACAATTTTAATAATAATGAGCATTTTATGGATTTAACATTAATAGGACATGATTTTACTGCTTAAGGGGGATTTATATGTCAAAATTAAATGAACTTATAAAAAGAGAAGCCTTAAGTGCTGTAGCGAATAGTAAACCAGTTAATGTGTTGTATGGAGAAGTAATTCAGACAAATCCATTAATTATTCGTATAAATCAACAAAAGGATTATTCTGAAGAATTTTTAGTACTTACTAGAAATGTTACTGATTATGATGTATATATAAAAAAAGATAATGGAGAAAAAGAAAAACATACTATATATAATTCACTAGAAAAAGGTGAAATAGTTATCCTTTTAAGAGTTCAAGGAGGACAAGAATTTATAGTATGGGACAGGAGGGGATAGTATGTCTTTAACCCCATCAGATAATCTTAGTGATTTCACATTATCAGAGGATATTGATAAAACTTATAAAATAGATATAGAAAAAAATAGGGTTAAAAGTTCTTTTATTGATAAAAAGGAGGCTGTAAAACAGTCTTCTTTTTTAATTCTAAATACTGAGCGTTATGAATGCTTATTATATTCTTGGAATTATGGAATAGAAACAAAAGATTTAATAGGAAAACCAATAGACTATGTATATCCAGAACTATGCGAAAGAATTAAAGAAGCTCTATTACAAGATTCTAGAATAACAAGTGTTGATTCATTTTCTTATGAAGTAAAGCAAAAAGGTAAATTAACAGTATATTTTACTGAACATACAATATACGGGAATATAGATCTATATAAGGAGGTGAATTTATAGTGTATGAGAATTTAACTTATGATTTATTACTTCAACGAAGTTTAGAAAGATGTAAGGATTCTGTTGATAAAAGAGAAGGTAGCTTAATCCATACTGCAGTGGCTATGTCATGTTATGAAATAGCACAAATGTATGTGGAATTAGATTGTGCTTACGCTGAAAGCTATGCTGATACTGCAAGCAGAGAGTTTTTAATAAGACGAGCAAAAGAGCGTGGAATAACTCCAAATCAATCAACAAATGCAATTTTAAAAGGGGAATTTAATATTTCTATTGATATAGGCAGCAGATTTACATGTGATTCTTTAAGCTATGAAGTAATTGAACTTATAGATAATTCTAAACATTCATATAAGCTTAAATGTGAAACAAGTGGAATAATAGGAAATAGTACCTTTGGAACATTAATTCCTGTTAACTATATACAAGGTCTAACTTTAGCAACATTAACAGATTTATTAATACCAGGTGAAGATGAAGAAGATACTGAATCATTAAGAGCAGATTATTATGAAAGTTATGATAGTCAAGCATTCGGAGGTAATAGAGCAGATTATAAGAAGATGTTTAAAGATACTATAAAAGGTATTGGAGGAATTAAGTTATATAGAGCATGGAATGGTGGTGGAACAGTAAAAATTGTATGTATTGATTCTACATTTAAAAAACCTACAGAAGAATTAATTACAAGTTCCCAAGAGCAAGTTGATCCATTGGAAAATCAAGGTGAAGGTTTAGGACTTGCTCCTATTGGACATAAAGTAACATTATTTGCTGTTGATGAAACCAAAATTAATATATCTACTAATATTACATTTCAGAGTGGATGGGACTTTGAATCATGTAAAACGTATATTTTAAATGCTATTGATAACTATTTTCTTGAACTTAACAAAACTTGGTCTGATAATGAAAATTTAGTTGTTAGAGTAAGTCATATAGAAACACGTTTATTAAATATAGATGGGATTTTGGATATAAGTGATACAACTCTAAATGGGAATGCAGGTAATTTACTTTTAGAATCAGATTTCATAGCTGTAAGAGGTGATGTAATTGGACAAGCAAGTTGACATAAGTAAATATCTTATTCCATTATTACAAGACTATGAAGAGTTTAAAGCTATTTCTGATGCTATAAATCCAGAGCTTGAACAACTATGGAAAGAAATAGATAGATTTAAAAATAATCAATATATCCATACATCAGATGAATATGGAATTAAAAGACGAGAAAAAATATGCAGAATTATTCCTAAGGAAACTGAAAGCTTAGATGATAGAAAGTTTAGATTATTGGCTAAAGAAGTTGACAAGCTTCCTTATACAAAACGATCACTTCATAGGAAATTATCATCTTTATGTGGAGAAGATGGTTATTATTTAAATATTGATTATAACAACTATACAGTTGATGTAGGATTAACTATTGATTCAACATCAAGTATTGATTCTGTAAAAGATATGCTAGATGAAATTATTCCTGAAAATATGATTATTCATGTTTTTGTAGATATAAAATTAGAATTTAATAATATCGTCTATTTACCATCAATAGTATGTTCAAATAAAGAATATACATTATCATGTGATTTTAATGAATCACACGATATTAATAGCGAAATTATCGCACATAATATTGTCACATCAAATGATTATATAGAATTGCATTAGGAGGATTAAAGTATGGCAAGTTTTAATAAGACAATTATAACTAATAATGGACGAAGCTTAATAGCTAAAGTTCTATCTGGAGACCAAATTAAATTTACAAAGATGGTATCAAGTTCACGAGATTATACTAGTTCTGATTTAAGCCAATTAACAGATTTATCTAATGTTGAACAAACAATAGTGATAAGTTCCATAAAAAAAACATCTGATTCAGCGGTTAAGATAACTGGAATATTCTCCAATAAAGATTTAAAAACAGGGTATAAATTTAAAACTGTAGGACTATATGCAATAGATCCTGACTTAGGAGAAATATTATATTCTGTTACTACTGCATCATCTGTTGATGATATGCCAGCAAACACAGGAATAGGATTAAGTAGCATAACAATAGGTCTTGTTACAGACGTAAGTAATTCTAATAATGCATCATTAGAAGTTAGTGATGTAGCAACTGTTTCTGCACTAGAATTTAATGAATTTAAGGATGAGGTTAATTCGCACTTGAATGAAACTGCGCAGAATTTAGAAGATATAAATTTAAGTAAACTAGATAAAAATAAATGGACTAGAGAGCAAATAGATAATTCAAAAGATTCTAATCTAATAAACATTAATGACTTTGATGAAGTTACTAGAGCTACTTTACTTAATTTTAAGACAAAGAACTTATTTAATAAAAACACAGCTACTCTTGGGTATTATGTTGCTAGTGGTAGTGGTAATCTAGTTGTAAATGAAAATTTTTACGCTAGTGAATTTATTGATATTGAACCTGATACGTCTTATACTATTAATAAAATAGCTCAACAGGGTGCTTTTTATGATTCAAGTAAAACATATATAAAAGGGTTTGATGGTAATGGTAAAACTCAAACTGTATTGACACCAGAAAATGCAAAATATATAAGAATTAGTGTGCATAAAGATTATTTAAACGTAACTCAATTTGAAAAAGGAACTAGTGCTACAGATTATGTTCCATATGGAGCGGTAGTTAACCCTTATATTGGGGAAGAAGCGATAAAAAGAGAAAATATTGCTAATAATGCAATAAATAGTAGTAAAGTGGATAAAGGATCAATAGCGATAAAGGATGTTTGTGGTAAGAACTTATTTGATAAAAATAATATTACTAAAGCACATTATGTAGCCAGTGGAAGCGGAACTTTAACTGAAAGTACAGATTTTAATGCAAGTGATTTTATAGAGGTAGAAGAAAATAAAATTTATACACTTTCAAATAATGCACAACAAGGCGCTTTTTATAATTCAGACAAAAATTATATATCTGGTTTTAGTGGTGGGACTTCCCCATATAAAATTACTGTTCCTTCTAGTGCAAAATATATAAGATTAAGTGTTCACAATACTTATTTAAATACTACTCAGTTTGAAAAAGGTGAATTTACTACTAAATACGAGAATTATAAGAAATTAGTTTCTTATGACAATATAGAACATCAAAATGAATTCCAAAGAATTAAAAAAATAATGAGTAAGTTGCTAACAGCAAGCGAAGATAATCAAATAACAGTTAAGCTAGTAGGAGATTCTATTACGCATGGCGTTGGAGGAACTGGATTTTTACAAGATGGAGAATTAATATTAAGCTTATACAGCGGAAGTATGACATGGCATGTTAATACTTCTGGTAAGTGTTGGGCTAATAGTTTAAAGGATTATTTAGAAAATAAATTTACAGGAGTAACAGTTAAAAACTATGGCATGACTGGTTGTGTAACAAGCTTTATAGAGCAAGGATTAGACACTAACCAGATCATAGATTCAAATGACGATATAATAATTTTGATGATTGGTACAAACAACAGAAATAAAAATGTTGGATATACAAAAGATGTATTTAGACAAAAGCTTGACCATTTGGTTAAGAGGATACAATCTATGGGAAAAGAAGTTATCTTAATGAGTAATATTCCATCTAGTGTTGCAGATGAAACAACAGATAAAAACTTTCACATGGAAGATGTAGACAACGCCACTATGTGGGTAGCTGAAAATAACAATATGGAATATATAAGTGTGTATAAATCTATGGTTGAATATTGTAAATATAATAATATAACAATAGATTCACTATTAGGTTCGGATGGACTTCATCCTAACGATAATGGCTATAATGTTATGTTTTACCTTATTGCAAATGCATTAGGATTCGGAGTTAAGAGAGATGGAGCAACATGGTAAAGTTATTCATTTATTGAGATTACTAATAAACTATGGTATTGTTGTTATATAATAAATTTTTAAAAACTTATTTAAAGGGGCAAGTATATGAATAATAAAGTTATTTTTTTAGAAAAAGAAGAAGATAGAATAAGTCAAGCTAATAAAATTGAAGTTATAGAAGAATTGGTGAAGAACGGAATAATTTCTGAAAAAGAAGGCTTTAAAATAAAGAAAAAATTAGTAACTGATTAATAAAATTATATTTAATTTTACTACACAATAGGTTTAAAATGCGAAACAAAATTAAATAGGTTAAAAAGCAAAATTTAAGCACCAGTAGGTGTTTTTATTTTGTTTAAAAATTAAGAGAGGGGATAGATATTATGTTTAATAAAAAAGTTTTTGAAGTACATATTAATCAAGAAGGAGAGGATTGTGCTATTAATACAGAAATTAATACCAATATTGATGTTGATGGATTAATTACAAAAATTGAATTAGAACAAATAAGAAATATAACTTTAAATATATGTAAAAGAATAAATATTAAAAATGGAAATGATGAATTAAAGTTACCAAGAGAACTTAATTAATGTCTTATACAAAAAACTATTTCATATCTTCCTAATATTAACTATAAAGTGTATAATTAATATAGAATAAGGAAGTAGCTTAATAGGTAAAGCAGTATGTGAGAGGTAGCATAGCTGAAAGACGTTCGACTCGTCGTGAATAGTGGTATTTCTGATGTAGGTTCAACTCCTACCTTCCTTTTTAAACTTTGATTAAATTCAAAGTTTAAAATTACGAAACAAAATTAAATAAGTCAAAAAGCAAAGTAAGAGATCTGATTAAGGTCTTTTTTCTTTGCTTATTTTTATATTAAAAATTCCAAACACTTGGAGATTTAAAAGAAAAGAGGTAATAGAAAAATGGATTTAGTAACAAAATATTTTAAAACTTTTATTGCAATTGTATGTACAACTTTTACGTGGCTTTTTGGAGCATGGGATACACCTTTAGGTATTCTTGTATTGTTTATGGTTCTAGACTATGCTACAGGATTAATGAGAGGTTATGTAAATAAGGAATTGAGTTCTGACATAGGACTTAAAGGCATAGCAAGAAAAGCAGTTATATTTATTGTGCTTATAGTAGCAGTAGCATTAGATAGATTACTTAATACTGGAACATGGTTATTTAGGTCACTTGTATGCTATTTCTACATAGCAAATGAGGGATTGAGTTTATTAGAAAATTGTGCAAGCTTAGGTCTACCTATACCAGATAAGATTTTAGAAACATTAGCACAGTTAAAAGATGGAGAAAAGAAAGAGATAAAAGGAGATGTTGAATAATGAATATTATAGATGTTGGTTTGACTTATGGTAATATGACTTATGGTAATGTACCACAATCTTTAATTGTACACCATATAGAAGCTGAAGGAGTAAACTGGACTGTGCAGATGATACATAACATGCATAGGAATGAAAATGGATGGGCAGCAATAGGATATCATTACTATGTTAGATTAGATGGCTCTATCTACAGAGGTAGACCAGATAATGCTATTGGAGCACATTGCCAGGGATCTAATACAAATACACTTGGAATTGCATTTGAAGGTAATTATGATAAAAGAACAGAAATGCCAGATGCTCAATATAATGCATGGCGTGAATTAAGTGATTATCTTAATTTTATTTATGGTGTTATTCCAACTTATGGGCATAGAGAAAGAGGTAGTTCAGAATGCCCAGGAAAATACTTTCCATTAGATAAGGTAAAGAAATGCAATCTGATTCAATCTATAAAAGGAAGTTGGGAATTAGATTCTAATGGCTGGTGGTTTAAATATTCTGATGGAACATGGCCAAAAGGATGGGCTAAAATTGCTGTGTCAAATAATGATAGCACTTTAGGATGGTTTTACTTTAATGAAAAAGGATACATGGAAACTCAATGGATAATTCCAGATGGAAACTGGTATTACTTAGAAGATGATGGAAGAGCACGCCAAAATGAATGGGCATATGATAAGAAATTATCTAAGTGGTATTATTTTGATGATAACTGTATTATGACTAAATCTAAATGGATTAAATGGAATAATGAATGGTATTATTTAAAGTCAGATGGTTCAATGGCCACAGGATGGATAAAAGATAATGGTAAAGATTATTTACTGTATTCTAATGGTGTTATGGTTCATAATACAGTACTTTATGGATATAGATTTGAAAGTAATGGTGTGGCTACTAAAATTTAATATGATATAATGTTCTAGGCTAGATTGCACAAATATAGCTTTAATACCAGTAAAGGCAGATCGTAAGAGTGATTTCTTATGATCTGCCTTTTTTTATATGATCATTTTAATGTTACATCAAATATTTCATAATTATCATTTTTATAGTTCTAAAGCTGTAACATGAAAATAGAAATATGGTTCTAAATATGATACTTGATTATAGTTTCGCTTTTAGAACTGCATATATTATTTATAATTTATATTAATTATATCTATTTATATATAAGAGAAAAGGTATTAGAAATTAAATTCTAATACCTTTTATTTTTTATCATATTCTTTTAACAGTAATTTAATACCTTTATCAAGTAGTTTAGAAACTGGTATCATTGTTTCTTTAGACAATTCTTTTAATCCAATCAACAATTCTTTATCAAAAGATGCAGTATATCTTTGTCTATTTTTTAAATCATTATTAGCCATAAAATAAAACTCCTTATAGTTAAAAATTTTCTTAATTATATTATACCATAGATTGACTAAGTTTAAATAAAATTTATAAGTTGTATTGACAAAACTTAATTAAGTTTGGTAATATAAAAGTGAACTTGGTTAAGTTTAACAAATATTAATTATAAAGGGGGGGAACAAATGAATAAAGATTATTTAAAATTTAGAAATGCAGTAAAGAAAGACAACAACCTATCTTTGGAGGAATCATATATGCTAGAAGTTTTATTTGATTATTATAATATTTCTAATGGTTATGCATACCCACCATATGAAAACTTAATGGCAGACCTCAAAACAAAAAGACGTGCTAAAATTTCTAAATTATTAAAATCTTTAGTTAAAAAAGGTTACATCTCAATAAAGAAAAAAGGTAAGAAGAATATTTATTATATATTAAAATATTTATTCTTAAACCAATCAAAAAGTAAAATAACTAAGCAGAAACACAATGCTCCCGTAGATGGTAATGGAAATATTCCAGTAGAGGGACAAATTCATGTAGAAGAAATTATAAAGACTAAAGAACATGAAGAAGTAATAAAAATAACTGGATTCAATAAAAAGCAAGCTGATGAATTATTAAAAGCAGCAGATAAAAAGGTTGATAAAATAGTACAAGCATTTGAATATTCAAAGTCAAAAGGAAAAGCAGTATTTGCATATGTAAGATGGTGTATTAAGAATTTAGATATAGCTTCATTGATAAAAAGAGAAACTAACAGAGTTGAAAAACATAAGTTAAAATTTTATAACTTTGAACAAAGGCATTATAACTACGATAAGTTAGAAAAGGGACTACTTGGATGGGATAATAACATAAATATTTCAGAATGTATATTATGATTGGATGTGATAAATATGAAAGTTACAAGAAGTATTGAAAAAGATGTATTTAAAATTGAAGCAAATACATCTGAGATGGCTAAAATAACAGTAGCAATTGAAATGCGTATTGAATATTTAAAAAATATTAATTATACAGGATGCATATTGGGTGAGCTAATAAAAATGTTAGAACAGTTAGAAAATTATAAATTTATTTCTGAACCAACAGTAGGAAAGGAAAGTGAATTAGGTGAATAATAACGATAAAATTTTATTGAAAAAATCTGTGGAACTAAAAGATCTATTAGATGATTTTAAAAAGTTTATGAATTTATATGAACGTGATGAAAAAAATCAGTTATTTTCTGAATATGGTAAAAATAGTTTGGACTATGTAATTTCAGAATTTGAAGATATAATAGAAATTCTTAAATAAAAAAAGGCAGTAGAATAAACTACCACCAATCCTTCGCAAGATTAGTATAGTTTATTTTGCTCCAAATGTAAAGGAGTTTTATAAATGAATGAATTAATGGGAATAGGAAAAGTATTTATCCAATGGGGTGCTATGATAATTGCTTTTGGACTAGGAACAATGGCAGCTGGATCAGTATTAATATTATTAGGAAAAATATTTTGTGGTAAACAGATAGACCAAGCGCTTGGATTTGTAGCAAATTATATAAATGAGAATGTAAGATAGGAGATGTTAAGAATGATAACAGTAGTAGATTTAGGAAATTATAATGTTAAAGCAATGAACTCATTGACAGCAAAATCAATATTTAAAAGTAATATCAGTAGGGACTATGAAAGTTATCCTGATGCATTTAAACATATAAAGATTGATGGAGAGTATACTTATTTTGAAAAAGGACCTTTTAGTATGGAGTACATTAAAACTAAAAAGGATTATACAGCTCAATTAATGTATGCAATAGCAAGTTTAAATGAAACGGAAGATGAAATTAAAACTAATCTTACATTGCTGCTTCCAATATCAGAAATACAGGAAAAGCATAAATATATAGATGAAATTAAAGGTAAAACATTTGATTGTAGCGTTAAGTTAAAAACTAAAATAAATAAGAATATTACAATTGAAGATGTTATGGTTTTGCCAGAGGGGTATGTTATCTACTTCAAGCTTGGAGAAAAGTATAAGACAAGTTCTATTGTTATTGTAGATATTGGTGGCAGAACAACAAATCTAGTTGCGATGGTAAATGGTGAGCCCAAAGTACTTAAAACATTAAAAATAGGTGCTTTAGATTTTTATGCTAAGATAAGAGAACTGCATGCAGATAAAGAGTATAACTTGGAAGATATAGAAAGACTTATAAAGGAAGGAAAAGTTGTTGTTACTGATAAGCAGATTGCACAATTTGCTAATGATATTTTAAATCAAATTAAGCAGCATATTAAACTTGAACATTATGAGCATGTACTATTTGCTGGTGGTGGAGCTATTATAATAGAAAAAATTATTAAAGATATATTACCTGATAATTGTGAGATAGTTGATGAACCACTTGAAAGCAATATGGAGGGAGCCATGGAAGCAAGTAAAATGGCTTGGAATGAGTAGACAACCTATAGGAAGGGGTGAGAGGGTAACAATTATCCTTAACCCTGCTATTCCTAAAGAAAAATTAATATTAGATTATTTAAGTAGATCATTTAATAAGAGCGCAGATATAAAGGAGATTTTATATAATAACTGTATTGGAAATCAATTATTAATAAATGATAATACTATGATAAATAAATGTACAATAAATAATAATTCAATTAACAATGATTGCACAATGAATGATAATTCATTGATAAATGAATGTTCAAAGAGTGATAATAAAATTATAAATGATTTACCAGTAGTTAATGATAAAAGTTTTGAAATTAATTTAGATACTATAGAAGACAAAAGTATAGAAATAAGCATAAATGATGTTAAAGCAGAAGATGCAACAAACAATGCTTTGGGATTTATGCTTAATATGTAGCGACTATAAAATGAGACCAGATAGTTAATTCTGGTCATTTTTTTTTGTGTTTAATAAAAAATATAAAGACAAAAATGGGGCATAAACCCAAAACTTTTGATAATTTTAGAATTATATTAATAGTTGGATTACATTTTTGAGGTGTAGTTTCCAATTTACTTATGTAACTTTCGCTTACATTAAGTTCTTTTGCAATATCCGACAGTTTTAATTTTTTTTTCTTTCGTTCATGTCTAATCATAAAATCACCTTGTCGAAACTTTACTGGTAGTCAAGTTTTTTTGTTGTATAATTATTATCAAGGAGAGGAGGATATTAATTAAAATATCAATAATATATCATGTGCTATTTTAGCTGAAAATATGCTATAAATCAATAATACGCTTTAAAAAAGCGCTAAATACTAAAAACTTCTAATTTTTAAGTAAAATAAAAAATTAGAGGTGGTTATATGCTAAAAGACAGATTAAAATATTTGAGAAGTGAAATGGAATTAAAACAAGAGGATATTGCTGATAAGCTAAATGTTGCAAGAAGCACATATGGCAATTGGGAGTTAGGTAGGACAGAACCAGATATAAAATCATTAATAGAGCTTGCAAGATTTTATAAAGTAAGTATTGACTATTTGTGTGGAAATACAGATGTAAAAGATATGTATGTTAGAGATAAAAGAAAATGTATGTATATAAAAACTTGCTTAAAAGTTTATGATGAATTTTTAAAATAAATTTTTAAAATATTTTACTACGCAAGTTTTTGCAATTGCGAACTACTACGAAAAAGTTACATTTCTATAAACCTTTATAAAATAATTACTACAGTATTTACTACGTTTTTTGTTTAGTTCGCAATAGTTTTAAATTATAAAATTGAATGATTAAAACTGGGTAAACAGCTAGTTGACAGGTGTTTTAACAATACTATAATAAATATTGTAAGTGCTTATTAGAATAATTAGGGAGGAATAACTATGGAAAAAACACATGATCAATGCATAGTTGATATAATTCAGTATGCTAAAGATAAAATGAAGGATGAGATATTAGAAACATATCCAGAATTAGAAGATAAAATTAATTATATAATAGAAGCTACAATTGAATTAGAAAGAATTACTGGTTAATATAAATAACGCTAAAGTAAATTGTTCTTTAGCGTTATTAAATGTCTATTTACATTATGAATGTTAGTAAATTTATTGTTTAATAAAATTAAATAATGAATTTAATTTAGTATACATTTGTCTATTTACTTGATATTTATTATCACGCCATCGTTCAATTGTAGATCTATTTATATTTAAATTTCTAGCTAAGTACTTAATGGTAAATTTATTAATGAGAATTTCTATATAATATTTTTGATTTAATATAAAATAACAATAATCATCACATAATATTTTAGAATCTAATACTGTTAATAATTTTAATAAAGTATCTTTTTTAATTTCTTGCCTATATCCAGATTCTAAATCATTAATTGTAGATTTACTTAATCCAGTTAATTTTGAAAGTTGAGATTGAGAGATATCAGCATATAATTTAGCTTTCCTAAATCTTTGAGCAAAGTTTATTATAGGTAAATCACTATACAATAATTCGTTTATATCAATGTCAAATTTGAACATAGAGCAGAAGCAATATGTACAGGAACACTTGCAGGACACAATGCAGTAAGACTAGGTATGGGAATGCCATTATTAATACTTCCATCATCAATAGCTATAGGAGATATAATAGCATATGCAAATGAAAAGGCAGCAACAAGGGAAGGACGTAAAGATAGATATACATTTGCAGGTGCAGGTTATTTTAAGAGGATGAAGGCTTTAGGTCTTTACACATTGGATGTTAAAGATATTGAGGACAGAATAAAGAAAGTAAATCTTGATAATATATTTGATGAAAAGCTATGTTAAATTTATTAAATTAGATTAATTCTTAATGTTATAGATACTATTATAAATGCCAGTTAAGAGTCAGAATTAAATTTAATTCTGATTCTCTTAGCTGGCATTTATTGTTTGAATTTTAAATTATCTATGTTCAATATAAAACATAGATATGGAATTTATAATATCTTATGAATATGATTTACCTAAAGCGTCCGCACCTAAGATAGCAGCATAAACCATTTCAGCAGTTACCTTAAATGGCATATTATGAATACTTTCACCTTCTATGGTTGAAGCTTTGGCTACGGCCATTATATCTTCAGTTTTAGGATTTTCTATACCCATATCAGAAAGTTTAACAGGTAGTCCAATTTTTTTGCAGAATAATATTATTTGTTCAATTTCATCAATTGGTGAATTTTCAAGAACTAATTGAACAATTGTACCAAAGGCAACTTTTTCACCATGATAAAGGTGATGACATTCTTCAAGTACAGTAAATCCATTATGAATAGCATGTGCACCAGCAAGTCCACCACTTTCAAAACCTATTCCACTTAAAAAAGTATTAGCTTCTATAATATTTTCCACAGCTTTAGTACATACCTTATTTTCAACAGCTAGCTTAGCTTTTAATCCATCAGCTAATAGTGTATCATAACATAATTTAGCTAAGCCCATTGCAGCCAATGTAACAGAGCCACCAGCACATGTTTGTGCGTTAGATTTAAAACAAGCTCTTGCTTCAAAATATGTAGCCAATGCATCACCGATACCGGAAACTAAAAGTCTTGCAGGAGCAGCAGCAACAATATCAGTATCAACTAGTACCATATTAGGATTGGTAGGTAAGAATAAGTATTCTTCAAAAACTCCTTCATCGCTGTATATTACTGATAAAGCACTACATGGTGCATCGGTTGAAGCAATGGTTGGAACTATTGAAATAGGAGTTTTTGTATAGTAGGCAACAGCTTTAGATGTATCTAATATTTTACCTCCACCTATACCAATTATGTTATCACAGTTATGTTCGTTAAATATTTGTATTATCCTGTTAATTTCATTTTTGCTACATTCACCATTAAATGTTTCAAAAAATATTTCTGTATCCGTATTAGCAAAGCTATTTTTAACTGTATTTTCCACTCTCTTTAATCCTGAAGGACTTACTAAGATTAAAGATCTTTTACCCAATTTATTTACGTGAGTTCCTAAATTATTGAGTTCTCCTTTACCTTGAATATATTTACTTGGTGAAATGATTATATTAGACATTTATACCATCTCCTTTTAAATAATATATTATATGTAATATATTAACATGTATCGAGAAATAAGTAAACATTTTCAATGGCTATATAATTGGAATTTAGACTTTTTACAAAGTTAAATATAGAACGTATGTTTGATAAGACTGTGTACTTATTGTATAATTATTTGGAAAGAAGGGAGGATAATAAAAAATCATAGTACGATTTTATACATGGCTAATAACCATAAACTTTATAATAATACTGATATTGTATAATTTAAGCTTATTAATTCTGTAATTTAGAAGTGATTAAAGTGGGATTAAACAAAGGAATAAAGGAGAAAATAATAATGAAAAATTTAAAAAGATTAGTGAGTATTTTTGTCGTTATGATAATTTCATGTATGCTCATTTCATGTGGGAATCAGTCTAAGAGTGATGATAGTAGTTCGTTACTTAAAGTCCATTTTATTGATGTTGGGCAAGCTGACTCTATACTTATTCAGTATGGAAATGAAAATATGCTTATAGATGCTGGAAACAATGATGATGAAAACACATTAAAAAATTATATAAATAGTTTAGGGATAAAAGAATTTAAATATGTTGTAGGAACTCATGCTCATGAGGATCATATAGGTTCCCTTGATTATATAATAAATTCATTTAAAGTAGGAAAAGTATATTTCCCAAAAGTAAGTGCATCAACAAAGACTTTTGAAAATCTTTTAAATGCAGTAAATAATAAGGGAATGAAATTTACAACACCTACTGTAGGTGAGTCTTTTAATTTAGGAGATGCAAAATGCACAATACTAGCACCTAATTCAAGTACATACACTGATGCCAATAATTATTCTATAGTTATAAAATTAGAATATGGAAGTAATTCATTTTTATTTACAGGTGATGCAGAAGATGTTTCGGAGAAGGAAATGTTAAGTAGTGGTTTAAATTTAAAGTCTGATGTACTTAAAGCAGGACACCATGGAAGTAAATCATCAACAACTGATGAATTTTTAAATGCAGTTAATCCTAAATATGCAGTTTTAAGTGTAGGAAAGGATAATGATTATGGACATCCTAATAAGGAAACATTAGATAAATTTAGTGAAAGAAAAATTAAGGTTTACAGAACTGATGAATCTGGAACTATTGTTGCTACAAGTGATGGAAAAAATATAACATTTAATTCATCTTCATCAAAAAGTAATACATCAAGTTATGGAAATACTAGGGATCAATTGAAAGATGAAGGTAACAATTCAAAAGAAATAATTAATAGTAATAAGAATTCTGATACATTACAAAAAAATGATAATGAAACTGTTTGGGTAGTAGGAAATAATGCAAAGGTTTATCATAATGATAATACGTGCAGTAATATGAAGAATCCAACACAATATACTTTAGAAGAGGCAGAGGCTAAGGGATTAAGACCTTGTTCAAAGTGCTACAAATAGGATAATAAGCTATAATATTAAAATACCAAGTGTTAAAAATAATCACTTTATAGAAAAAAATATACAATAATGATATAATTAATCAGTAAAAACAAAAAAAGGAAATGCGTTATTTAAAAATAAAATATTATTACTAATACAATAATAATAGATTAATTGTAGTTAAAATGATGCAATCTTGGATATTTTTGGGGGAAAATATGAATAAGTTTAGAGTGATTATCTTAACTTTGGTATCTATAGTTAGTGCTTTTTGGCTATATAGCTACAATATTTATGCTTATGACAAAGAACAAGATAAACTAAATGTACTGTTTATTAGTTCATTTAATTTAGATTTTATTACTTTTAATGATCAGTTAGAAGGAATAAAGAAAGGCCTTGGTAATAATTGCAATATAAATATTGAATATATGGACTCTAAAATATTTAATAGCTATGAAGCAGAAACACATTTTTATAATTTAATCAAGTATAAATTAGAAGCTTATGGAAATATTGGACTTATAATTTCTGGTGATGATGATGCAACTGAATTTTGTATAAAATACAGAAATGATTTATTTAAAAACATTCCAATTTCATTTTTAGGAGTTCAACAATCTGAAAGAAGTAATCGAGCACTAAAATGTGATTTTATGTCAGGGGTTTCAGAAATAGAGTCAATTAGAGAAAATATTGAGTTGATAAAAAAGCTTAATCCTAATGTGAAGACAATTAATTTTTTAGATAGTTATGGTATAAAGCGATATGAAGAAATAACTAGAGAATATAAAGATGAATACAATTTTAATTGGATAATTACTAAAGATAAAACCTCTGAGGAGATAAGAAATACTTTATCTGGGTTAGATAAAAATAATGCTGTAATACAACTTTATGTAACAGATTTTTTGGATAACAATTTTCGTGATATAAGTGAAATCAATAAGTTTATTGATGAAAGTTGTAAAAATGCTCCTATATATAATATTCTATTTTATGATGTGGGAAGCGGTAGTATTGGAGGAAAGGTTATAAATCATTTTAATCAAGGTGAAGATGCAGGAAAGATAGCTGTTGAATTATTAAATGGACAAGATAAAAATGATATATATATTGGTGATGATAGTGCTAATGAATATGTTTTTGATTATAAAGCATTAAGAAAGTTTGGGATTAAAAAATCAGATTTACCGTTGGGGTCAAAAATAATTAATGATCCTATTGAAGTAGTCAAAAAATATAAAAATATAATAATAGGTAATAGTATACTTGTAATAGGACTACTCATTACAATTTTTGTTTTAGTATGTAATATTAGATATAAAAGAGTATATGAAAAAGAGATATTAAAAGCAAAGAATGCTGCAGAAGACATGAATAAAGCAAAATCACATTTTATAACTAATATTAGTCATGAATTACGAACACCAATTAATGTAATCATGTCTGCAATACAATTACTTAGAGTCAATTATAAAAATGAAGTTGATGATAACAAATACATAAATAATTTTAATATTATAAATGATAATTGTAAGAGATTATTAAGATTAATCAATAATATAATTGATATACAAAAATCAGATTTAGAAGAAGATTTGAAATTTGATAATATTAATGTAGTTGAGTTAATAGAAGAACTGGTTATGTCTGTAATTCCATATGCAAAGAGTAAAAATTTAAGTTTGATTTTTGATACAACTGAGGAAGAATTAATAATGCCATTAGATATTGACAAATTTGAGAGAATTATTTTAAATTTATTATCAAATGCTATTAAATTTTCTAAGGAGCATGGGGAAATAAGAGTTGATTTAGAAGTTAAAGATCATTTTTATATTATAATTACGGATGATGGAATTGGAATAGATATGGATAATATCAAGAATATTTTTGAAGAATTTGTTCAACTTGATAATAGTTTATATAGAAAAAATGAGGGTAGTGGAATAGGACTATCTATAGTAAAATCTTTTGTGAAATTACATAATGGAACTATTTTTGTTGACTCAAAGATAAATGTAGGTAGTAGGTTTATCTTAAAATTTCCAATAAAAAAGAATGAACCAACAAGTGTTGAGTGCTTTAATAAAGATGAACTGAGTGAAAAAGTTAAAATGGAATTATCAGATATATATATGTAGTCTATCTAATATTCTAATATAAACAATGGGGCTGTATCAAATTGAAATTTTTTAAATTCAATTTGATACAGCCTATTTTTATAAACGTAAATTTTATTCATGTATATATTTCCAAATATTCTATTTTGAAATAACACAAATAAAGGATAAAAATTATTATCCATATTTTAACTATATATTTAAAATTACGAAGCTTGCTGCTTATGAAGCAGCTCACCGTTACGATTTTGAATGGTTTTATGGTACAATTTATTAACATTATAACCAAACGCCATTAACAAAAATTCAGTACGAACTTTAATATTTCCACGCATAAAAAATCTTCTAAAACCATAATCTTGTTTAATAACTCCAAATGCTCCTTCGACTT